ATGAAATGATAATGAATGGAATGACAGAGGAACAAATTAAACAAGTTATAGATAAGAATACAGTGAGTGGCTTAACAGCCAAACTAGTATTCACAAACTGGAAAAGGTGCTGAGATGAATCTATCAGATCAAGGTTTAGAAATTGTTTTAGATCCAATTCTACAGGTTCGTCTTTCTCACTATCGCGGAATGTGGTTCGTTGAATACAAACGCAAACCAAAATTTTATTTTGATCAGTGGTGGTGGTTTGACGATAGCACACATAAAGAATATAATGATGCATATATTCGTGCACAAACATTAGCCGCTCAAGGTGGCACAAAAGTAATAAGAGAAAAACAAGCACAAACTTTTAATGTAAAGAGTGAGTAATCATGAAAGTAAAATTGATTTCTTATAGCAAGCCAGTTCTTGAGGGATTGGATACGCCAACGGACCTTGTTGCTTATTGCGCAAGAGTATCCAATCCCTCAAACCAATTCAACGCAGAAACTGCAGAAAAACTCATCAAGTATTTGATCAAGCATCAGCACTGGTCACCACTTGAGATGGCAAACATGTGTTTGGAAATTGAAACAACACGTGACATTGCTCGTCAGATCCTGCGCCATCGCAGTTTCTCATTTCAAGAATTTTCACAACGTTATGCAGACCCAACAAAGGATCTTGATTTTGTAACACGACAAGCGCGATTGCAAGATCCAAAGAACCGTCAGAATTCTATTTCTGAAGGTGTGGATGTCATGCTTCAATACGAGTGGGATCGTCGACAACGAGACTTAATTGAACAAGTAAAAATTCAATACAATTGGGCTATTCAAAATGGTATTGCCAAGGAACAGGCACGTGCATTGCTTCCTGAAGGATTGACAATGTCTCGCATGTATATGAGCGGAACATTGAGATCATGGATTCACTATATACAACTCCGAAGCGGTAATGGCACACAAAAAGAACATATGGATATTGCGAAAGAGTGTGCCAAAGTCATCGCCGAAGTTTTCCCTCTTTCTACTCAATTTATCGCAACAGAACAATAAGGAGCAATCATGTCAAGTAGACTTCCAAGCATCTATCAGGATTTCATTCATATCTCTCGCTATGCTCGTTTCAACGATGAACTAGGTCGTAGAGAAACATGGGATGAGACTGTAGATCGCTACATTGGTTTCTTTAAAGAAAAGACAAACAATAACAAGCAAGTACCATGGGATGAATTGCGTTCAGCAATTCTAAACTTAGAAGTCATGCCATCAATGCGTTGCTTAATGACTGCTGGTCCTGCTTTGGATAAAGATCAAGTGGCTGGATATAATTGCTCCTATGTCGCCATTGATAATCCAAAATCTTTCGACGAAATCATGTATATTCTTATGTGCGGAACTGGTGTTGGATTCTCTGTTGAATCAAAGTATACAAATAAACTTCCAGAAGTTCCAGAAGAATTACATGACACAGATTCAACAATTGTATTTGCTGATTCAAAGATTGGTTGGGCTTCAGGCTATCGTGAATTCATTTCGCTTTTGTATTCTGGAAAGATTGCAAAGTGGGATACAAGTAAAATTCGTCCAGCAGGTGAGCGTTTAAAAACATTCGGTGGTCGTGCTTCTGGTCCAGAACCACTAGTTGATCTTTTGAAATTTACTCTTAACATTTTCACAAAGGCACGTGGTAGAAAACTATCAACGTTGGAATGTCATGACATCGTATGTAAGATTGCTGATATTGTTGTTTGCGGTGGTGTTCGTCGTTCTGCTCTCATTTCACTCACAGACCTCAACGATGACCACTTGCGCCACGCAAAGTCAGGAGATTGGTGGACGCTTAACGGTCAAAGGGCACTTGCGAATATTTCAGCAGTGTACGACAAACAAGTAGACATGGATACATTCATGAACGAATGGCATGCACTGTACATGTCTCGTTCAGGTGAACGTGGAATTTTCTCACGTGCTGCTTCACAGGCTGTTGCTGCCAAGAATGGTCGCCGCGATCCAAAGCATGAGTTTGGTACAAATCCATGTTCTGAAATTATCTTGCGCCCATTCGAATTCTGCAATCTTTCAGAAATCGTCGTTCGTGCAAACGATGACGTTGACTCGTTGAAGCGCAAGGCTCGTTTGGCAACAATCATTGGCACATTGCAGTCAATGCTTACAGATTTCCGCTACATCAATAAGAAGTGGAAGAATAATTGCGATGAAGAAAGACTACTTGGTGTTTCACTCACAGGTATTTGTGACAGCAAGTTGTTAAATAAGCCGTCACAAAAACTCGCGGATGCATTGGATGCTATCAGACTTCACTGTGTTGAAACGAATAAGGAATTCGCCGATGCTCTTGGTATTCCACAGTCGGCTGCAATCACTTGCGTTAAACCTTCAGGCACTGTTTCTCAATTGGTGGATTCCGCATCAGGCATTCACCCACGTTACGCTCAGTTTTATATCCGTCGTGTGAGAGCAGATATGAAGGATCCGCTTGCTCAATTCATGATTGACAAGGGGTACAAGGCTGAAGAAGATTTCTACAGCAAGTCAAACTGGGTATTCAGTTTCCCAATGAAAGCCCCAAAGAATTCTGTCACACGCAATGACATGACTGCGATTGAGCAGTTGGAACTTTGGAAGATCTATCAGGATCACTGGTGTGAACACAAGCCTTCTATTACAGTATATGTTGGTGATGATGAGTGGATGGAAGTTGGCGCATGGGTTTATAAGAACATCTCGATTCTCTCAGGTGTTTCTTTCCTCCCACGTGACAATGGTTCATATCGTCAAGCACCTTACGAAGAAATTGATGAAGTCAAGTATAACGAACTCCTTGCGCTCCAAAACGTTGATATCAACTGGGTGGAATTCATGGAAGAAACGGATACTACAACTTCAGCAAAAGAACTTGCATGCTCTGCAGGTGTATGTGAAATCTAAAACAAAGGAGAAATACATGAAGAAGTCAATTCTAGTTGGTTTAGTTGCTCTTGGTCTTGTTGCATGTGGTGCAAAGGAAGAAGTTGCAGTTGAGGCAGCACCTGCTGCTGAAGTTGCTGCTCCTGCTGAAGCACCTGCTGCTGAAGTTGCTGTTGAAGCCGCTCCAGCCGCTGATGCTGCAGTTGAGGCACCAGCCGCTCAGTAATTATTAATTGGAGATTTGTTTGTGAAAATAAGTGTGATTACACCGACGCATCTAAAAAATGCATTCATTACTGAACTATATTATAGTTTAAAATATCAAACCCATCAAGATTGGGAATGGATCATCTTTTTAAATGGTGGTGCTGTTCCAGGTCAGATTGATGATATTGTACGAAATGATTCGCGTGTAAAAATCTATACAAGCATAGATCCAAATACTAATGTTGGGTTCAACAAAAATAAAGCATTTCACCTGGGAACAGGTGAAGTGCTTGTTGAACTTGATCATGATGATTTATTGACTGAAGAGTGTTTAGAAGAATTAGTTAAAGCATATCAAGATCCATCTGTTGGATTCGTTTATAGCGATAATGCAATGTGGTATCCTGGTCAGGAAAATTTAAATGCATTTACACCTGAGTGTGGGTGGACTTCTAAAGTAATTGAGTGGGACGGAAAGAAACTAATTGCACATGACAGTTTTGAGCCTTCAAGCCGAGCACTTTCTTTTATTTGGTATTCTCCAGATCATGTTCGATCTTGGAGAACGTCAGTCTATAGAGAAATTGGCGGTCATAATCCAGAGTTAAGTGTTTGCGATGATCATGAATTGATGATTCGAACTTATCTCAAAACAAAAATGTATCATATTCCTAAAGTTCTCTACATCTATAGAGTGACAGGTCAAAACACATACTTACTGAGAAATCAACAAATTCAAGAAACTACGGTAGCATTGTTTAAACAATATGCATGGGATCTTGCATGTAAAGATGCAAGAGATCAAGGATTACATATTGTTGAACTTGGTGGTGGAATTAATCCAAAAGAAGGATGTAATGTCAACATTGATCTTGAAGAAGGTAATATGACATACGACTTGAATAATGGAATTCCTCTTCATGACAATTCTGTTGGTGTTATCTATGCGTCACATATTCTAGAACACTTACATGATAAACATAAAATTCTTTCAGAGATTCATCGTGTTTTAGTAGATGGTGGTTGGGCTTTTATTCAGGTTCCAAGCACTGATGGTCGTGGTGCATTTCAAGACCCAACTCATGTGAGTTATTGGAATGAAAATTGTTTTTGGTACTACACAGATAAGACATATTCAAAATTTATTCGAAACGATAAAATTAAATTCCAATCTTTTAGATTAGAGACGTTCTGGTGGGAACCAAGAGAAATAAATGTTGCTTGCACTGATGCCTGGTTGTGTGCCGTTAAATCTGATAAACGTAGACCACATTTACTTAGAATATGACAAAAATTGCAATCTTTTACCACATATACCAATATGGAGATTGGGAAAATGTGTTTAAAGAACAATTTGAGAAATTAAAATCTAGTGGGTTATTAGATGCTGCTTCCTTTGTTTATTTTGGTATAAGTGGAGAAGAACCTATTTCTCTTAGTAAAGAGGATTATGATAAGATTGAAGTGGTACAAAGATTTGATGGTGATGATAGGAAAAGGGGTGAAGCACCAACAGTACATGCACTATATGACTTTTGTTTAAATAAAACCGAAAATTGGAATGTTCTTTATCTTCATACAAAGGGAGTAACTTGGTCAACTAACCTAAAAAAGAAAGTTTGCATCACTAGTGATGATGAATTAGAAATTGTTTTGTCCGACGTCAATAATCCAAAACATAAATTACTACACACAGATTTTTATAAAAATATAATAAAGTGGAGAAATTATCTAGAATTTTTCTTGATTGAAAAATGGAGAAAATCTGTCGATTTATTAAATGTGCCATCATTTTTAACCCAAGATGGTACGCATCAAACATATGACACTGTTGGAACAGAATGGCTTTCGCATTTCGCAGTCAACGAACTTGGTTCTAAACATGCTCGGGGAATGCTACATAACTTGGGTCATTATAGCGGAAACATGTGGTGGGCAAATTCGACATATATAAAAAGATTAAGTTGGAATTTTGTTGACGACACTAGTTATTTTTTTGATGGCAAGATTGAAGGAACAAGATTTTTATCTGAAGCCTGGATTGGCACAGGAAAACCAACTTATTATAATTATTATAATTCTAATAGAGATCCTTATCTAGATCCGATTGAAGATTATGAATATAAAGATAAATTTATGTTTAACAACAAGAACGTTGTCCAAGATGTTCTTTCAGTAGATACTAATAGCGGTGATATGACAAAAATTGCAATCTTTTATCACGTTTATCAATATGGTGAATGGGAATCTGTATTTAAAGAACAAATAGACAAACTTAAAAAGAGTGGTTTATTTGATGAACCGAATTTCATCCATATTGGAGTAAATGGTGAGGAAATGCTTCCTTTGAGCAAGGAAGATTATGAACGCATTGATGTAATTCAAAGAATTTATGGTGAGGACAAGATTCAAGGTGAAGTCCCAACCATGCGCGCTCTGTATGATTTTTGTAAATCAAAACAAGAAAAATATAACGTATTGTTCTTACACGCAAAAGGTGTAACCTGGTCTAAGAATGAGAAAAAAAGAGTTTACTATTCTAGCATAGAAGATTTGCAAAATATATGGGCAGATATCAACAATCCAAGACACAAATTAACTAAAATTGATAATTATGCCAATATCGTAAAATGGCGTAATTATATGGAATTTTTCTTGATTGAAAAGTGGAGAACTTGTGTTAGAAAATTAAACGTTCCGTCTCTTCTAACAATAGAAGGAACGATGCAAACATTTGATACAGCTGGAACAGAATGGACTCCATATTTTTATATTCAAGAGGACGAGAACAGCCCAAAACACGAAAACTATGAAATTGGTTATTATAGTGGAGGAATGTGGTGGGCGAATTCAACATATATAAAACAGTTGAATTGGGATTTTATAACAACTAATGACGATTTGTATAAAGGAAAAAAAGAAGGAAGAAGATTTTTATGTGAAGCCTGGATTGGAACTGCTAAACCGATCTATTATAATTTCCACAACTCAAATAAAGATCTTTATATTGACTCAATTGAAGAATATGAATATAGGAATAGATTTATGTTAAACAATAAAAATACTGCTACAAATGGTCGTATCTGTATGGTTTCTATGTTTAAGAATGAAGCAGCAGGTATCGGCAGAATGCTTGAGTCTGTTACACCATATATTGATTTTTGGGTGCTTCAAGATAATGGATCAACAGATGGAACACCAAAAATTGTAGAAGAGTGGGCAAAAAAGTATAATATTCCTGGTTTCATGTATAAGTGTGAAGAGGGTTGGGTTGGATATGGTTGGAATCGCGATCATGTTCTCCAAAAAGCGTTAAAAGCCACACACAATTGTGATTGGATCATGAAGATGGATTGTGATGAAGCATTGGAGATTGATGATGATTTTAATTGGAACGAATTAAACAACCATTCAGTTCATGCACTCTCAGTTTATGCCAAAGCACCTGGATGTCAATATTTTAGAACATGGGTTTGGCGTTCTGATCTTCCATGGAGAATTAATCACGACCCTGCTCATGAAACAGTTTATCTTGAAAATGAATATGGGCACAACTACAACTTTAATAATCTAGGTTTAGGATTTAAAATGTTAGCAGGTGGTGCTGCTAGTGGTGCACTAACTGGGGAAAGTCATCAAAATCCAGCAAAATATGCACTTGATGCGTTGAAACTCGAAGAAAAATTAATTCGAGAAAACTCAATGTTAGAAAACATGTATCACTTCTTTTATATCGGTAAAAGTTACGAAGATGCAATGCCAAACGTTCTCCCATTGGGTCAAGTTCATAATGAAGAAATGGCAAGGAGAACAATTTTTTATTCTCTTGAATGGTTAGATAAAAAAAATCCAGGATTTAAGCAAACACATTCTTATAGTGGTGCAGTATGTGAAATGGGATATTATCTTTGTAATGTGATTGGCAGAGCGTATAGATTATTGGGTGAGCATTATAAGGCGATTGAATGGTTTGAAAAGACAGAACAATTTTGCCCAGAAAAAAATGATCATCTAGTAAACCTCGCAGAGATTTATTGGGAACTAACAAATTATAAAAAAATGTTAGAAATCACTACAAGATTAATGCAACCAGAAAGAACAAACCCATTTCCTAGATTAACATTTGCAATTTCAACTAATTACTATCATGACACTGGCAATCATGTTCAATTATTGCATAACACTGCCCTTGAACTAAATGACCGTGAAAAATTTATTCCAATGGGTTCTATCTTTGAAATCGGTAAAAAACCACGAAAAAAACTTTGGGTTGTAGATAACTTTTACGAAGATCCACATGGGGTAAGAAAATTCGCACTTGAACAACAATTTCATAATGATCTCAGATTCTATAAAGGGCAGAGAACCGATTTAGTTTATCACACACCGCAAATTATGCAGCGTTTTGAAGAAATTATGGGTGTAAAAATTCGAAATTTTCCAGGACAGGGAACAATGAATGGTGTGTTTCAGTTTTGCACACCAGAAGATATGCTAGTCCATCATCATGATGCGCAAACTTGGGCTGCGATGGTTTTCTTAACTCCAGATGCACCATTTGAAACTGGAACATCTTTTTACAGGCATAAAGAAACTGGAATTACATTAGCTGAACAGCCAAATTCAGACAAATACTCAATGCATGGATTCTATGATAGAACGAAATTTGAATTGATTGACCAGATTGGTAACGTGTTTAACAGGCTTGTGATTTTCGACGCACGCTGTTTACACTCTGCAACTCAATACTTCGGAACTAAAAAAGAAGATGCGAGATTGTTCCACATTTTCTTCTTTGATTGACTATATAAAAACATGGCATACATAAACGCTAATATCCCGCCGATCGAATGTTTCGTGCGGTCCAATTTCTTACAGAATCGTCTCGAGTGGGATGAAAAGAAAGACACATATCTTCCAGTCCTTATATTCGGTGTGGCGTCGATACCGCATCGTGCCCCGCTTTTTCATTTCATCATGGAAGATGAAGGGCTTTGGTTTCGCATGCCAATCCACGCTTTCTGTCATAAGGTTCCTGCGCCGCAAAAAACCTTACACAATCTAGTATTATGGGATTCTTTCAGTTCATATATTGGAGTCACTCAGTTTGATTTTTTAGTCAACAAAAGAATGCGCTATATAGATAGAGAGAAAAAGTGGAACGAAGGGACGTATTTGTTCACACTAGATTGGTCTCACGAAGATCGAAATATGATTGATGTTGGTTTCAGTGAAGTTCCTGGACAACATAAGTGTGGACATGTTATTAAGTTGGATGATGGTAATTTCGCAATTCAACCAAATAATCGTATCCGTGCATTTGAACCATCATTTGTGACAAAACCTGGACAAAATGTGATCGAAAGAAAACTTGGATCACATATGTGGTCAGTTGAAAATACATCAAAGTGGGTTTTGTCTGATGATGACAGATACGAATACGAGGTAAAGGAATATGTCTGAAGTAGACAACGAATTTGATTTTGGATTTAGTTTTGAAGAAGAGACAGAACAATTAACGATCACACCAAATCCACAGCCAACTTTAAGTAACGATCAACTTACTGCGTTACAATCAAAGATTGACTCTCTTTTAGATGCACAAGAGCAAGGATTACAGAGCGCATATGTTCAAGCACTAGAAGAAAAACATAAAGCAAAACTTAAAGAACTCGAAGGATTGATTCTGCCACTACTCTATAATTTAATGAAAAACCCAGAAAAGCCAATCATCAAATGGGAAAACAGAGAGCCAGTAATCAAAAAACAAATTGAAAAAATTATTGCTGTGACAAGGGGGTAACATGCCAGATTTAAAACTAACGTGCGACAATTGTGGATCAATGTTCGCGTTATCATATGAGGATGATGAGGTCAGTTATGCACCAACTCATTGTCCATTCTGTGGCGATTTTTACGATAGTGAGAATGAAGAACTCGATTTCAACGATAATGATTTAGACTATCCAGACGAAGATGAGTTGAACGAAGACTTCTTTGACGAAGATGATCGTAGCAGGCATTGATTATAGTCTAACCTGCCCTTGCGTTTGTATCAGCAGAGATAAAACATTTTCAAATAGTTATTTTTATTTTTTGACAGATCGTAAAACAGTAGTCGGAAAAGTCCATAATATTCTTGGAGAACAACACGAGGAATACCTAACAGATCAAGAAAGATATGAAAATATTGCTTCTTGGGTTTTGACGATTCTCTCAAGTTTAGATAAGAACAATTTAGTCATCATGATTGAAGATTATTCTTTTGGATCAAAGGGGAAGGTCTTTAATCTTGCTGAAAATTGTGGATTACTCAAATATCTTCTTTACAAAAATGGTTATAGATTTTTTACTGTTCCACCAACAGTTGTGAAGAAATTTGCAACAGGCAAAGGAAATGCAACAAAAGAGAAGATGTATGATGCTTTTGTGAGAGACACTTTTGTTGATTTACACACCATTATCTCACCAACTACAAAACTAGGGTCTCCGACAACTGACATTGTTGATGCTTGGTATATTGCAAGATATATGTTTGAGAAAAGTGAGGAGATCGTTTGATGGAAACTTTTATTCGTACATGGAAAAACTTTCTTCCCAAATCAACTTGTGATGATATTATTGATCGATTTGAAATACACGCTAACAACAAAGAATTGAGTCGCTTGGTGTACGATAACAAGTGGAATAATTCTATGGCAAGAAAAGATCAAGCAATATTTTTACAGTCACCAGAATACAACGAGCATGAACTTGTAAAGATGATTGGCGCAGCAATCGACTCATGTGCAATTCAATATGGTGAGGAATTCGGTCATATTAAAAGCCAGTATCTAACTCATAGAAATTGCATAAAAATTCAAAAAACATTGCCTTATGGTGGATACCATGTTTGGCATCATGAACAATGCGCAGATGGTGACTCGCACGACAGAGAATTGGTTTGGACTGTGTATTTAAATGATATGCCACAAGGTGAGGCTGAAACAGAATTTATGTATCAACACGTAAAGGTGCAACCAACGGTTGGTACAATTTGTATTTTCCCAGCAGCAATGACTCATTTACATCGAGGCTTGACTGTATACACATATCCGAAGTATATTGCAACAGGTTGGTATTACATCAAGGATTAAAACAAATGAATTTGGACGACATAGACGGAGCGATTTGGGGTGTTGTTGTTCAAGAAGAAAAATATAGTGAAGTTGAAACAACACTCTATAGATTCAGTGACAAAATAACACCGTATGCAAATGAAGATCTTGGCATACACAAATACATTATTTTAACTTTCAAAGCCGATGGTTCGCCAGAATCAATTGAGTTTATGAAGGCTTGTGTGGGTGATGTTAAATTTTTTATTGACAACTATTCAAAGGCAGGATATAATGGACTTATGGTAAAAGAAGGATGTGTGCCAAAGAAAACTATCAAAGGCATGATTAGAGCAATTTTTAACAATTGGCAATTACCAGACAAATCCCTTAAAACAATTTTAGCGCAGGTGTAATATGATCTTCACAAAAGAAAATCTAATTGAACTACTTAAAACAAATGTTGTCACTGTAACGTTTACCAAGGTTGACGGAACCGAGCGAACAATGAAATGCACTCTTTTGGGAGAGTATGTTCCAAATGCTGGCAGTGGACAAATGCTTCTACAAGAAAATCGCGGAGGAGACACCAATATCTCTGTTTGGGATACAGAGGTGAGTGGTTGGCGTTCGTTCAGAGTTGGTAGTGTTAAGTCTATTTCAGTTGGCTGATTGTATAAATAACACACCAGCCGCTCAACCTTTCGGTGTAGAGTTTGTCGCATAGCGATGGCTGTCTTTGTAAAAGAGGAATCTAGGACGCAGTGCGCAATGCGTGACGATAGATGAACCGAGACTTTATATGAAATTTGCAGTGTATACAACATATTGTGGTGATGTTGAAAGATTAACATGGAAACCACTTCCAATTGACCAAAATATCCCACATTATTTTATTTCAAATAACAAAGACGTTTTTACTGTCACCAATAGTTTCAATTGGAAACCAATTTACTTGGATGCTCCAGTTCATATAGACGCAACATACTCTGCGCAACAAGCAAAAGTTGCAAAATCGAAACCGCATATTTTTCCAGAATTCCAAGAATATGATTACCTTTTGTATGTTGATGATAAATTATCATTTGATTTAAATCGAATTAAAGACACAATCGAGACGATGGAAGCGATGAATTCTCCAATCGGAATGCGTACGCACCCTACTTCACCAAAAGTAGAAGAAAAATTTAATGTGTTGTTTGATCTGATTGAATGCATGTATCAATGGAGATACAGAAGAGAATGGCACAGAACTGTTCAGTATATTAATGAGCAAGTAAATCTGGGATATAAACTTGAAACAAAAAGATATTTCGCGACTGGATTGATATTAAGAAACATGCGTCATCCAGACACAATCAATATAAATGATATGTGGTATGATCACATTCTAAAGTGTGGACCACAATGCCAGATTAGTTTTCACTTTGTTGCGCAGCGATTTAAAAATATCAAAATTCTACCAAAAAATATGGCATCTTGGTAGTATAAGAAACAATTTCGAAACGATCTACGTCTATATACTGACTCCTAACCTAAAGGAGTCAGTCCATGAAATCTAAACTCGCAGTTTTATTTGCACTATCTCTACTCGTAGTTTCTCATTTTGCCAACGCCCAAGCAGCACGCGATCAAATCACTGTAGTTGGCTCATCAACAGTATATCCATTTACAGCAGCAGTTGCCGAACAATTCGGTCGTGCTGGTAAGTTCAAAACACCAAAGGTTGAATCAACAGGCACTGGTGGTGGCATCAAGTTGTTCTGCAACGGTATTGGTCCACAACATCCAGACGTTGCCAATGCATCACGCGCAATGAAGAAGTCAGAATTTGAAACATGCGCAAAGAATGGCGTAACAGATATTCTTGAAATCAAAATTGGTTTTGATGGATTGACCATTGCTGAAAATAAAACAGGTGCGTTATCAGCATTGACAAAGAAGCAAGTATATCTCGCACTTGCCAAAACAATTCCAGTCAATGGACAGATGGTTGCCAATCCAAACAAAACATGGAAAGATGTCGATGCATCTTTGCCAGCAATCAAGATTGAAGTTCTTGGTCCACCACCAACTTCTGGTACACGCGACAGTTTCCTAGAACTATTCATGGAAGCAGGTTGTGATTTAGAAAACAAGAAAGCATGTCACGCAATTCGCGAAGATGGTGCATTTATTGAAGCAGGTGAGAATGATAATTTGATTGCTCAAAAATTAGCAGCAAACAAAAATGCTCTTGGTGTTTTTGGTTATTCATTCTTGGAAGAGAACACAGATAAACTAAAAGGGCTCAAAATCGACGGTATTGCTCCATCCTTCGAAACAATCTCCTCCGCTAAATATACAGCGGCTCGTCCACTTTTTGTTTATATCAAGAAGCAGCACATTGGTGTGATTCCTGGTCTAAAAGAATTTGCGAACGAGTACGTGAGTGACAAAGCCATTGGTGAGGAAGGTTATCTTTCTGACCGTGGTCTAGTTTCTCTTGACAAGTCAGATCTTGTTAAAACAAGAAATGATGTTAAAGTCATGAAAAACTTTAAGCCGTAATTTTGCGGTATAACAAGGAGTATATAATATGCGTAAAGCAATTCTAGCATCTGTTATTTTGAGTGCAATGTTCTCAGTTGCGCAAGCAGCTGATGTGAAACTCAGCGGAGACTTTGGTTATCGTTACGATGATCTTGAAGTTGGTACTGCTGATTCACAACGTGATCGTCTTCGTGTCAATCTAAAGGCTACTGCTGATGTCAATGCTGATACCAAAGTTGTTGTTGGTCTTCGCACTGGTTCAGTAAAGTCATCGTGGAATGATATGGATGGCAATTCATTGAAGAATGTTGCTGTCAATTTGGCATATGTTGAATATGCAGCTGCGCCATTTGCAAAGGTAACACTTGGCAAAATGAATCGCCCTTGGGCATCTGATGCATTGTTCTTTGACAATGACATCAAGCCAGAAGGATTAGCAGTTGCAGTGAAACATGATAGCGGTCTTTTTGGTGGTGCATTCAAACTCAAATTGAGCGAGGGTGTAACAGCAAAGGATAGTGATCTTGTTGGCGTACAAGTCGGACTCAAAAAGAATTTGATGGGTCTTGATGTTGTTGCTCATGGTGCGATGTTAAAACAGGAAATCAGTTTAATGGTTGGTGCTGCTGCAAAGCATGATCAATTATTGCTTGGTGCTTCTGCGGCAAAAGAAGTTGCTGGGGTTCCAGTAAAGTTTTTTGTTGAACGTCTCACAAATGATGAAGCCAAAAATAATGACACAGCAACTGCTTATGGCGTTACCTTTGGAAATGCCAAGAAAGCAGGTGATTGGGAAGTCAGCGTATTGAAGCAAGACGCCGAAGCAAATGCACTTTCAGTTGTATGGACTGATAGTGATTTCGGTGGCGAAGCAGCACTACATGACGGTACAGCCATTCGCGCAGCCTATGGCGTTGCTGATGGTGTGCTTGTTCGTGCAAGTCTCTACGATGTAGAGGTTGGTGTACGCCCAGTCGATTACAAGAGAGCAATGCTTGATCTTGTATTTGCGTTCTAATACACATAAAAATTAGAGCAAGAAAGGGGGGACGAAAGTCCCCTTTTTCTTTCCTCTCGTAAGTTGTTGATTTTATTAAAGTTTTTTTAGATTGACAATTTCCAAGTTTTATACTATAATGGAAGAGTATGAAAACTTATTACGAAGTTTACGAAAACGCCATAGTCAACCACCCAATTACAGGAGCGCGAGTCAGAGGGAATAAACAAATTCTCACAACCAAGAGCCGAGCGAAGGCACTCAACCTATACCGCGAGCAAGAAAAGACACGCTGGGTTGAGGAAATTACCACCGACAGCGACGGTTGTGAGACCACTGATATTATCACTGAATAAGTAAGTTGTTGATGGGCAAGGGGATTTTCCCCTTGCCTTTTTTCTCTTGTTAAGGCAGAATATTCATATGGCAAAGTTTATTCCAAAGGTTGTTCCCGAGCCGAGTTGGGAAAAGCGCACTGAACCATGCAAACAGTATGATCTGATTCATGCTTTTCAGTGGTACAATCAACACAAAGACTCTAAAGATGCTCGCAAGTATCTGATTGAGTATCTTGTCAAGAACAATGAGATCACTGCATTGCAGCAGCAAGCAGTCCCACATCTCAATCTCTCTTGGAACATTGTAGACGGATGGCTTGCGCGATGCCTCTCTCGAGGTGCGTGGGTTCCTGACACTGTGTTCGCTAACTTCAAGGAGCGCATGAATGGGTTTCGAGATCGACTCAACACTATCGTCGCAGAGAAAAATCTTGCTGCGCCAGTCATTGCCGATACCAGCAACGTCATCTCAATCCAAGAGCGAGTCCAATCCAAAGTCGACTATTTCATCATGGAACTTGAAGCCAAGTTCGACGACATTTGGCATGAGCAAAGTGGAGAAGAATTTGTACCATACACCTGGATGGTCGAGAATGAAGTAAAGCCAATGCATGCTTCGAAGATTGCAGAATACTTCAAGCAGCGAACGGCTGACTGGATTGCGATTATCGAGTCCAAGGATGATTATGTGAAAGAATCGTATCCTCGTCCTCGCAAGGAGATGATCGAAGGTGCAAAATTCTTCGGACTCGTCGCAACAGACGCTGAAAAGTTGGCATCTAACAAGAGTGCGGCTCGAAAGCCACGCAAGAAGAAGCCTGTCTCATTTGAGAAAAAGGTCAAGAATCTCAAGTTCAAGAAAGACGACACCGAGAATAAACTCGTCTCGATCGATCCTGTTCGGATCATGGGAGCCCAGCAACTCTGGGTTTACAACACCAAGACTCGGAAACTGGGCGTCTATACCGCAAAAGACGACGCTGGTCTTGCAGTTAAGGGATCCAGCATCGAAAATTATAAATACAGCGAGTCGGTGAGTAAAACTCTCCGAAAGCCGAAGGACGTTCTATCTCGGGTTCTCGATGGTGGAAAGGTTGTACTGCGTAAGGTGATGGGCGAGATTAATTCGAAGCCTGTGGAACTGAACGGTCGAATCAACAAGGATACAATCTTACTCCGAGTGGAATAACATGGTTGCGGTAGTTAGCAATTATCTCAAGAAGTCCGATTCAGTCATGATTCGGAAGTATTCTAAATTCGTCCTCAATCGCATGGTTCGTCCATGCGTACAAAAGAAATCCAAAATCACAATCCGAGTTCTCGGAGAAGATGAAATTCGAGACGCTGCTGATCTTCTTGATTTGAAGAAGTACAAGGCATGGTGCACCTATGATGGTCTTGATGATGAAGGCAACAAGAAGTTCACTGTTGTTCTAAATTACAAGCGCATCAACAAACTTGGAAAGAAACCAGTCACTCGTTTGAAACAGTTGCTCATTGATTTGGGTCATGAGTTGACTCACGTGAAGCAATATCTGAACAATGAGTTGTTTGATTATAAGAGTGGTGATGTTCGCTACAAAGGTTTGGTGTTCGATGCCTCGCACTACATGGATGAAGAGAAATATTTTGATTCACCATGGGAAATTGAAGCATATGGACGTGAGTTGGGTCTGTATAAGATCTTTTGTAATAAACTGAAAGAGGAGCGTTTGAGTAAGTAACATGGCTAAGAAAAAGAATTATGAGTTCCGCGAGAGCAAGCAATATAATCGGAACAGTGAGGGATTGAAGCAGCGTCGATTAAAGGACGAAGCGCGATGGAAGTTCAATCCAAATGCGGAATTCGCAGATGACAATCTGTCTGACCCCGAAGAAGACTGGTTCTACGACCCAGAATTTGACGAGAATCGCTGATCTCGTAAGTTGTTGATTTTATTCAACTTTCCCCCCTTGTAAAAACATGTGTTCTGTGCGATAATAGTCGTATGGAAAGTAATTATACATTCGACGAAACGATTGTCTCGGATCTTCACAAGGATGCTTATGGGTTTCGACCCAGAGAATACTTCTGGTCGGAGTGGGATAGTTCTAATGATGACAACAAGCAGCGTATCTGGGACGATCTGCTCGACACTGCTGATCGTGAGGCTGAGCGAGAGCGTGAGATGCAGATTGAGGCTGAGCACGATGTTGAAGACCGCATTCGGTTCATGATGTCGACGGTCGCTGGCTGCACTCGCGAAAATGCGATTCGATATCTGCACGATGCATACAATACCAATGGCGATACTGAGTATCTGGAGTTCAATCTTGGTGTTCGCTATGGTTATCTTTCTGGTTCACTGAAGGTTGGTTATTAATATGATGCCTGAACATGATTTGGATATTGCGTTGACGATGTACGCTGATCATCTTGCCAAAGACTACAATCGTTGGAACAAGGATCTTGTGAGCAGTGGTAATTTTGGTGTGACGTTTGAGCGTGGTCGCAAGTTTATGAAGGTTGTGAAGTCTTCATGGGGTTCGCGTTCTGTGCATAGTTTCATCTGTATTCAGCCGCATGGCAAGTTTCAGTTTGGTGACATTCTGAAGGCTGCTTCTTGGGCACAACCTGCGAAGAATTTCGCGCGTGGCAATGTGCTTGAAGTGAGTTCTTATAACAATCATCGTTGGACTGGTGCTTAATGTCAGTTGCAGTACCAAAGGTTGGTTCGCGTGTTCGTGTGACGACGATTTATCCGAACACCTATGCATATCGCGGAAAGGATGACAATTATGTCACATACACTCGCGAAGGCATTGTTGTAGAATCAATCTTCAAGAATCCATTTAACTTTGCAGTCAAGACTGGCGATCCAGATCATCCTGTCAGTGAGTATAATGCGAAGTCACAGCATGTTGTGAAGATTGAATACATTGTTGGTGGTGCGCAGCAAGTTGCGACTGACACAAAGGCATGGAAGGTCAAGAGCACTGACGGCAAACGAGTTTATATTGTTGAGCGTGTGAATGGTAAGTTTAGTTGCACCTGTACTGGCTTTGAGTTCCGCAAGGACTGCAAGCATGTGGGTGCTGTAGCGAAGAAGGTTGCGTGATGAATTTGAAAGAGTTTGATGATATGTTGCGGAAGTTTGACTGGTATTATAACATGTCAGACGACAATCGAGTTTGGCGAGCAGGTGAATCTGCCAACGCTAGAATTAAAGAAGTTGCCAAGACTTCTGCTGAACATAATGAGTTGTATGAAGTTTGGTCAAAGCATTACTTCAGTGGAGCACCATGGGGCACTGAGAATTTTACACGAGAGATGTTAGATGCTGAGAGGAAGCGACTTGGTGTTCTCTGATGCGAGTTTCTAAAGAGACAATCTGGCATTTCGTTTGCGACTCTTGCCGTAATTGGTGGAGCATTGCAAGCAGTGATGATTGGAAGCCGAAGGAATTATATTGTCCGCATTGTGGAATGAAAAACCAAGTTTTGGAGATTTGTGATGGAATTTAAAACAATTTGCTGGGAATGTGAGTTGGTTCTAACTGATAAGAACGGCAGACATCACAGCGGCAATTTTGACAGCAGATTGACGCATCTCACACCCAAAATGACAATTGACACTGCGTATGCATTATGCGATAATTGCTATGAACAAGTGTTAAACAAACTAGGACTTGAAGAATAATTTATGTCATATCAAAGTGCATTGATGGCTGCTGGCGCAAACGTGATTG